TCACTGCTGAGAATTTCCCACCAACGCTTCAAGTTCCATGACTTTCTTCTGTAGCTCCTGGATGACCGTTATCATATCGGCATTAACAGCTTTGTCGTTGACGTTCAAAATATCGAAATGGTCTCCGTTTTCATCCGTCGCAGTTCCTGCCTCAAACACATACAGCGGGTCTATCTCTCCCATCTGCTGTGCCAGTGGACTACGCTGGGGAATTGTACTTCCGTTATAGACGTACTCGCATATACCGATTTTGGCGATACGTTCCCATGCCCCGTCCTTTGGTTTCCTGAAGTCATTTTTGATACGAATATCTGACCCCTGCACCGCCAGTTCACCAAGAGGCGTGATATAGCGACCGGTACTTGTCCGCGACCAGAACTGCTGTTGCCCGGCCACACGCCACACCGTAGTAAGGCTGTAATACTGCCCTGTAACCTCTGAGACGTACTGCATGATGTTTTCTGTGCTCGTCATACCGACGATCCAGATTGCATTGCCACCGAGGGCCGGATTGTAGTCAAGGTGGGATGCAACCAATTTAGGGTTCAGGCCCACCCCCCTGACGGTAATCGGTGATGCTATGTCACCACCAGTCAGCCCGTCAACCGTGCCGAGTTTGATTGTCTTACTTACCGCAGTTCCGCTTGTTGAGTCAGTTACTACCACTTCTGCAGATACCGTTCGAGCTCCTGCGCTGCTTGTTACAACCGAGGCTTGTAGATCCGCAGTTGCATATTCAGATGTGCCAACCCTATAAGCCGACCTTACTTTCCCACCCTTCACAGTTGTCCCATTCGCTGGCGCCGCAGCATCGGCGTTAATAATAGACCATGACGTATTTGCGGCAACAAATCCTCCGGACGCACGAACAAGCCACACGCCGGAAACTTGCCGTGGCGCAACTTCTCCTGTAATTCGTCCGTAACCATTCCACGATCTGCCTGCACTAAAACCTAAAAGTGTTGCGCGACCGCCTACGCCCGTTTGTGCAATGTTAGGTAGGCTGGCAACAGATGTTTTAGCCGAACCAGTAAGGAAAAGAGAACCTGAAGCTGCATCAAAAAGGCCGACATCTGAGTACACAGGGTTAAGTTGACCAACGATGTCAGGTAGTCCTGAATCACGCATGGTCATATCGGCAGATCCAGTTCCTCCACGGAAGAACACCGCCGGGATTGATCCTGATTGAGCGCCGTTCCAGTCCGGTAGGCGGAAAGTAGTAGTGCCGTCGCCAGTAGAATATGAGCCGCGCTTCGTAACATCAGCTAACCATGCTGCATCAGATATAGGTGTTGTCTTTTGCGCCCACGCCCACAATTCAGGCCAGTCTGCACGATTTACCAATTGACCATCACGCGGAAGGCAGTTAGGCGGATAATATGCACGAGTTTCCCACGACACGGCCTCGCCGACATGGTAATTCATCACGCCGTTCATCGTCGGCCCCGCAGTGCCAGCATCAATCCGGTTTTCAACCCAACGCTGCGTAGTTGCATCATATGGACCCACTGGATCAGCAGCTAACGGCGTTGCACCTTCAGGGCGAACGTTAAGCCAGGCCTCTTCTTTATCATCCAGATCGGAAAGATTCAGGCTCTTTTGCAGCGCCAGCAATGGGTTCGACTCTGCCGCCTGCCGCGCAGATTCCGCCGCCTCTTCTGCCTTTTGTGTCGCCGTATCTTTCGACGCAGCCGCATTGATTTCTGATGTGGATGCATTGCTTTCCGAAGATGCAGCTGCAGCTGCGGCAGCCTCTGCATCGTCTTTGGCCTGAATGATAACGGGCTTATCATCTGCTACCTGCTGGGCATCTGCGCGGATTTGCTCAGCAATAGGGATCAGCTCATCAATCTTCATCTCTTTCATAACATCAATCAGCTTGAGCCAAGATGGTCCTGTGTAGCTCGAGCCGTCTGCCATCCTGATAGTTACATCCCCGTTTACCTCCAGCAGCTGATACCAGTTATCAACTTCCAGAACGCGATTACGGATGGCGTAGGACGTATCTGCTGCGATTTGCGCGCTAATACGGTTCAGGGTATCGCGCGGCATTGCCGTCCATGCACCTGCTGTGACTGCCGGGCCGTTGTAGTTTCGGGCAAGAGTCAGTGCTGTGTCGCTCTCGATAGATTTCACCGGCAGCGTATACGTCACCCCGCCAGTAGTAATAACAATGAAATCCCCTGCGGAGAGTTCAGTGGTGAATGCCGCTTCATCACCGGCTACCGCCGCTGTATTATTTTGAATGGAAATTGTTCCAGCAGACATTGCCTACTCCTTAATAAAAGTTCGGTATGACGGGAAGCTTCACACCCGACACGCCCTCAGACTGAATATCAAAACTTTGCCGCGACACGCGCCTGACAACCCGGCCAAACCCACTTTTCACACTTCCCCCGCTCATCATCAGCCCTTTCATCCTGACAATATTCCAGCTGGTTGAGTTAGTAGCAGGTCGTACTGCCCATCCATAAGTACCAAGCGGCACCATGCCGCCGATTCCCTGCCAGCCAGCAGACGGATAGAAAAAGCCCTGAATCACAAATGGTTTGCGTGTGGTTGAGAAAGTACACTGCCCTGCGGGGTTGAAATAATTAAGCCCCGTGCCGGGATAAGGAACAGCATTCGCAAATATCGCAACGCGCGCCCATACATTCCCGCTGGTTTCTTCATAAATATTCTGGTCTAACGTGCAATAAATTGTATTACCCATTCTTGATAACACTGCGCTGGGGTTATCCCAATACGCAAATACCAATCCATCGACAGGAATATTCCACGCGCCGTTTATATTAACATCGCCATACCATACACAACTTCCCAGATTGGCGTTTGTGGGGATAGCAGTAAAATCGGTAGTGCTTTCGATAAGTAAACCAGAGTTCCCGGATTGACTGGCAGGGGTGATAAACCAAACCTGACCGCCCCACAGGTTCCTGCGCCGTGGTCGCCCACTGGATGAACCGGATGTAAGACGCAAGCGCCCTGACTCCTGGGTCACACTCGTAAGATAGGCAACTGTAGGATACAAGTCACTTCCTACATCATAAGCGGCAACCGTTTCAACGGGGATATAGACCGATTCATAACCACCATTCCATCCGGGGGTATCAATATACGAAATCTCGTCACCGTCACCATAATAGCCCCCCGCAATCCCAGTACTAAATACAGGGGCTCGGAGTCCAGCGGTTATAGCCATAGGACGGCCATCATTTAAATCAATATATAATCCGCTCGCCATATTATCCCCATGTACCGAGAACGATCCGGCCACCGTTCGGAAGGTTTACAGTCACGCCATTACCATTCAGCACAACAGTGTTATTCATACCGTTAAAACTGAATGCACCGGATGATGCATAAAGAGCGCCACGGAAAGTACCATTATTGAATTCAGGTGAGCCGTCTTTTGGAATATTCCATCCTGTAGTGCCAGCAACATAATTATTCGAGCGAATGTAATTACCGATTTTTGCATTAGTAATTGTGCCATCCTGAATAAATGCGCTGCTGATAAATACCTGACCATTAATCACCGCAAACGGTGAATATTGAGCATCATCAGCGCCACTCATCAGAACAAACTGGTTAGCATTGAATCCAATACGCGTGACCACAGGCTTACCGTTTTCAGCCAGTACCGCTATGCTCATCCCGGCGCTGTAGTACACACCATTAATCCTGATGCCCGCTTTAAGGGTATGAATAGCAGTGGCACCATCAGCATCAACGGTCGCCGTCAGTTTATCTTCTAGCGTGGCTGTTACATCTTCGATTTGCGCCTGAACGGTGGTAGACAATTCAGACATCGCATCATCAACTTTCGCTATCGTCGTTTTAACCACGATAATATCGGCACGAACGGTGCCGTACTGCGCCCACTGGTGATCGATGGTGGCATTGTTCGCCAGCGCATTTTGCAGAATGCCCTCGATGTTCTGGTCTATCGCACTGGTCAGCGCGTCACCGTCTTTGGATGTCAGGAAATCGCCGGCGATGTCGCCTAGGTAATCATCAGCGTTATCGTTCGACATGCCGCGCACCCAATCTGTCCAGCCTGACTCGTTCCCTGTTTTATCGACCAGCTGCGCGCGGTACCAGAATTCCTGCCCTGCTTTGAGCCCGAGTTGAATGTATTCAGATGATGGGTATGGCACATCACTCAGTAAGAGCGGATCGGACTGGTCGCTGTTGGCCGTGTACTGAATTTCGGTTTTCAGTGTATCGGCGGTATTTGCCGGGAATCCCCAGTTAAGCTGAATACCCCAGTTGATACCCGTGGCCGCAAATCCAACCGGCTTCGGCGGATTGCCAACTTTACCGGTCAGCGTTGCTTCCTGCGAATATCCCCACCCGGACGAAATCTCCGCCGCGTTGATTGCGCGAACGCGGACCAGATAGCGCCCGGCATAGATGGATTCAACCTCAAAGCTCGTGGTGGAGCTCCGCGGCACATTCACCCAGTTACCGTCGTTGCGGCGCCACTGGGCCTCATAGGCGATAGCGTTATCCACAACGGACCATGTCACGCGCATGGTTTCAACGCTGAGCCCCTGCTGCACAACTGAATAACTGCCGATCGCGATATCATCCGGCGCTGACTGATTACCCGGAGGGATAACACTGACAGGCCGCTGGTCAATGATGGCGCCAGTGTCGATCCGGGCATATTTATCCGGGTCATGGGCTGCGCCGGAGATCGTAAATGTGCCGTCGTTATTGTCAGACACGCTAACCACTCGATACTGCTGGGCATAGAGCGCATCCGATTCGACAACCCACACGCATTCTGCCTCCGGCGTTTCGCTGAATGGTGCTGTAACAGTAATCGTGTTACCGTTTATCGCCTGAATCGTTCGGCTCTGCGCCGCACCAGATGGCAAGTTGAGTATGAGGCGGTCACCGGCAGCAGCATCAGCTAACCGGTCCAGTTCGATAACCCGACCATTCACCGAACTAATACGGCCGCCGGTGACCTTCCCGGACAGCAGCTCATCTGCGACCGCAATAATGTAGCCAGGCTGTGGAATATTACCGTCCAGACCAACAGAGAATGTAACCACGCGGTCTTTGTTGTTGGTGAGGATGCCCCAGCGCCCTTTTCGGTTCGCTTCTGATTGCCGGGTGCAGCCAATAGCGGTCATCTCCAGCTGATTAAAGCCGTAGCGCGCAACGAGCTGCTGCTCGAATACCGGCTCCATGGCATCGGCATAGGCGTTGTCAGGATCGGACCAGGAAACCAGCGCGGTGGTGTAACGGGTTTTGGTTGTGCTGCTGGCATAGGTAAACAGGCCATCGATGACGTTTGCACGCGTGTAGGAAAAGTCGATATCCCGCGGCATATCGGCCAGCGCCACAATCTGATCGCCGCCCCAGTACGTCATGCCCCGGAAGATAGCCGCGAAATCACGTAGCACGGTGTAAGCGTCGTTCCGGTCCTGCACATACACGTTACAGGTATAACGTGGCTCGGTCCCGCTGCCGCCCTTTCCATCAGGCACCATCTGGTCGCAATACTGCGCCACTTCATAAAGCGACCATTTATCGATATTGGCAGCCGTCAGGCGGTTACCTAGGCCAAAGCGGTCGCTCAACACCAGATCGTAAAAAATCCACGCGGGGTTATCAGTCCAGGCCCATTTAAACGCGCCGGTCCAGGTGCCAAGATAGCTTCTGGTTTCCGGGTCATAGTTATCTGGCACACGGATCACCCGCATTTTCGGCTCACAGGAAATTTGCGGGATTGAACCGTTAAACTGACTCGAGTCGAATTCGATATAGAGCAACGCGGTATTCGGATAACGCAACTTTGCGTCAATCACTTCCGTGTAGCTCTGCAGCGTCATGGTGTCGCCTATTTTGGCGCTGTTCGCATCAGCCGTGGTTTTACGCAGGCGTAGTGTCCAAGTGCTGCCCGCCTGCGACAAATCAATTCGATGGCTACGCTCATAGCCTGATGTGGTTTTGCCCGATACGCGAGTATCAAGAACAGTTTGCCATGCACCACCGTCAGTCTGCAGGTCGATAGCGTAATTGATGGTATACCCCACCAGATCGCCATCGTCTTCCTGCTTGTAAAGCGATGGCCATTTAATGCGAATCCGCACAGCAGAAAGTAACGTATTCGTAAAAGTACGGGTCCAGGCGGTGGCGCTGGATACCTCGATCCCCATACTGATTTCGTTTTCAGATCCCGGAATACCCTGAATGTACGACTGTGCTTGGTTACCCGGTCGAAACTCCCAGACTACACCACCAAAATTTTGGGATCCGTCGGCATTCTCCAGCGGCGTCCCATCCAGATAGATATCTTTCCCAGTTAAGCCACCAGCAAATTCACCTTCACCCAGCGCCACCAGCAACTTTGCCTTTGCGACTGACTGGAGATCATCTGGTTGTTCAGTCGGCGTTCGGCCTTTAGAACCACCACCTTTTCGCCCTGTGATTTTTTTCGGCGCCATATTTCACCCATAAAAAAACCACCCGCAGGTGGTTATTAGAAATGATATTGCTACTGCTGATCTTCGACGTAGATACCCGCCGACACAATCGCACCGCCGATCCGGCGTCGTCCATAGCCGAGAGGAACAGGGTTGCCCTGGGCAGCGGTGTTCGTCACACCACCAAAGGCATATGACGCCTGATTATCGGCATCCTGTTTACTGGCGAGCCCGGCAGGTTGTGGGGATAGCATCTGCACAATGCCGCCCAGCATCATTGCTGCACCGAATTTATACCCAAATGCAGAGAACGGGTTTCCTGGAGCAAAATAACTACCGACTGCTGATGCAGCAATGATTACCGCCCCGAGAATAGTTTGCAGTAAACCCGCTTTCTTACTACCTATTACTACTGGAACTATCCTGATAACCTCACCTGTAACTGGGTAACCAAGATCGTCAAATCCAATATTTTTCTTCCCCTTAAAAATGGCAAACGTCAACCCACGTCTTTTGCTGCTAATCATGTAGCTTTCAAACCTAGGAATGGTCTTTGCAAGTGCAACACCAACTTCCCCCACCTGATTAATCAATCTATGATGCGTTTTACCAAAAGTTTTACCTAAAATTCCACCCAGTTCAATGCGAGACATGGTTTCATTCATTCATTGCCACCATAAAAAAACCTGCCGAAGCAGGTTTTTATTCAAATACATAGAAGAAGAATAATTAATGCAGAGTCGTTGGCCTGATATCCATATCGCCACCCTCATCAATAAAAACTCGCACATACTTATTCTGTCTTTCGCCTAGATTAATAAACCTCTCTTGTCTGGCACCATTAGCACCACATAGACCACGCCCCTCCAATGCTGCCCCAACGGCGTATTCTCCTTTAGGTAAATAGAATTGCACTTTTTCCTTAGGCTCTAATTTCGCAGACAACTCACCATTTATATATACGGATGAATAACACCCACCACCTATAAAACCACTATCTCTTATAACAGTTATACTCTGCTGTTCATTTGATTTCTGATATTTAAAGACTCGTTCAGATGGTGCAGTCAATGCTTGGCTGGGAGGTGTTACACTAGTAGAGCATCCACTAAGACCTAATATAGCTAAAACAATAAATAAAGATTTCATATTTCCCCTCAATCAAATTTTTATGAGAAGATTAGCACAGGTCCTTATAACGTAGAACCTTCATCGTTCGATCCTGCCAATAGCCACCATATGGTACACGCTGGCTTAAATGCCCGTATAGGTGATGCAGCAGCATGTTATCATCCAGCAGGATCCCAGCATGGTTCCACTTATTAGCCTGGACCTGCATGATCACCATGTCGCCGGCGCGCGGTGGCCCACTGAACTCCCGGAAACCGCATTCATACCAGCAATCATGGTAAAAATTCTCCGGGTACTGATCCTCCCACCAAGGATAATCAACGCGGTAATCCATCAACTCGATGCTGTGCGTCTGCCGGAAGTAGCTCATCACCAGCCCCCAGCAATCAAAATGCCCGAGCACGAACGGACGTTCCAGCAGCGGTAACTCGCCGCGCGGCTGAATGGTACGGATATCCCCTTCCGGCCAGCTGGCGATATGCCAAGGTAGCAGGGTTGCGTCACACTGCGCCTTATCCAGTTCACTCGGTTGTGTTGTGGCGTCCGGGTGGCTGTGAACGATGGCGACAACCGTCCCCAGATCTTCGGCAGCGGCGTAATCCTCTGGCGACAGGTGAAAGTGTTCTGTCGGTTCCGGGGCCAGATTACGGCAGGGAATGTATCGCTGAACCCGGCTTTTCTGCACCACCACGCCACAGCACTCCTGCGGGTATTCGGCGGCGGCATGCGCCATGATGGCGTTGATAATCTTCTGTCGCATATCAGCTCCTGATAAGGGAAGTCCCCGGAAAACCGCCAAACGGCAGCTCGTTTCCATCGCCGAACCGGAGTTTGCACGCCGTCAACGTGCCGGGGCATTCATCCAGCGAGGGATCGTCAACCGGGTTGTTGTGCTTATCGAAATAGCGCGTCCCGGCATAGTCGCATCCATCGCCGGAGCGATACTTATTGCGAATACACCAGGTGCAAAGCGAATGCAGCTGGCGGGTGGGTATCATCAGCCCCTGCAGATCCATCGGGCTAGACAGCGTAAACTCTACCACCTCATGCGTTTCGCTCTGTTTCGCTTCGATATAAAACACCTTCAGCTTTTCCTGAAGCGGATCCGCCGCCGGGTTTCCCTCCGGGTAGTTTTTCGTATCCAGATATTGCGCCAGCGTATCGTGGATTGTGACCTTCGCCTGCAGCAAGTCATCGTAAGCAAGGCAAAGCGCGGTAATGGAACTATCAAGATTAGCGACCGACAGCGTCGGCTGCGCACTGGTTCCATCCGTTGACGCTTCAATCCCATCTATCTGACAGGGCCAGGCTTTATATTCCTGCCCCTGCCACCAGATAGATTTTGCTGGCAGCTTGTCCTCGTCCCCGCCGGCGGCCGTAATTTCCTCAGAAGTATGGGCAATATTATGGGCATGAAAGCGAAGTACATCGCTGACACCAAATGCGGTGCCATCGACATCAAAAAGCCGGATCACATTACCCGGCTCAAGTTTTTGATAATCACTGTTCAAGCTCATGGTGCAAACGCCTGTTCAAATGTTGCGGAAATAGTTGCCTGCGTCTTACCGTTGGGTTGCAACTTGATGGAGTCAGCTTCGACACGATAAAGCCCCTTTTCACCATGCGGAGGCGTGAAGATAAAAGCGCGGGCGCAATGTTCGCGGCAGAAGTCTCTGATAGTGAGGGCAGTTGCCAGCGGGCCGCGGTATGAATACGAGAACTTGATGCTTTCCGAATTAATACCGTCTTCTGAAATCTGCTGATAGCCGTCACCGAACTGGGCTTTTCTGACCTTCCGGGTGTATTCAGCCGCAGGCTGCCCTGACACCTGAATGGGCCACATAAAAGTGTTAATTGACATAACGTTCCTGAGTGAATGGATTAGCGTGTTTTCATCGCATTGAAAAGCTGCCCACCGGGGCGAAGCGCTTTTGAGATGTTGTCTTGGCAAAACTGGTTGAGCATCTTCATCATCGCACCGCTCATTGCTTCATTATTGCCTGATGATTGTGCTGAGGTTGAGCCATCGCTCTGAATAACAATAGTGTTCTGGAAGACTGGGCTTCCGGTGCCAGCGTTCCCAGCTACAACGCCAAGCTTACCGTTTGATCCGCGTCGCAGTGGTAAAATTGCCTCCGGTCCCGCTTCCCCCATCACTCCGCCACCATTCGCAAACGCAAAGAAGGTTGGCCTGTCCACAACGCTGCCGCTGTATGCACTGAGTGATGCTGAGTTATAGACCCCACCATCCGCGTTAGCCGTAAAACTAAAAACATTGGCCGCGCTTTTGACACCATTCACCAGCGCCATTTTGATCAGGATCTCAGAGAGCATGCTGAGAATGGATGTGGTGAAATCTTTAAAACTCCCTTTCCCGGTCGTCAGGAAAGTATTCAACTGGGAGGTAAGGCCATTTAACGCTGCGGCCCCTGCACTTTTCATCTGCTCATAGGTGTTAGTTGACGCATCAGCGTACTCAGCCCAGCTTTTCTGCACACCAGACGACCAGTCCCCCCTTAACTTATCTTCCTCCGCGTAGTAGTCCTGAGCGGCTTTCAGTTGCTGCTGATACCCTGCATCCTGCAGGCTGCCACCGGAATTTATCCACCCACTGCGCAACTGAGCAAACGTCGATTCACGCCCAGCCATGCGGTCGCTCATCGTCGCGCTACCGGTCAGGGCTGATTGCTTCTCAGCCATCTGGGTTGCATATTTCGCCGCGGTGTCCATGCGCTTGTTAAGCTGCTCTTGGGCAACAATCTGGTCACCCAGGAGCGCTTTCTGCTGCGCCAGTTCGAGCACCTGGCTTTTACTCGATAGCAGGGATTTTTCCTGTAGCGATAGCTGGCGAGTCCTAGACGCGGCCTCCAGCACAGAGAATTGAGCCTCCGTGGACCAGAGCTCTTTTCGCTGCTGGCTAATCGTGTCGGTAACGCTCTTATGCTGCTGGAGCACACTCAGCTGAGACTGGAGCGCCAGCAAATCCCTTTGCCCGCTATCTTCTGCCTTATCGCCTGCAGGCGTCGTGTAGGCTTTAGCTTTAGGTGTCTTGGGGTCCTTGAATTGCTTCTCGATCCCGGCGCGCGCTTTTGCGATATCAGCCTGACTCCAGAGCTTCACCCGCTCACCTTCTGGAAGGGTCTGCGTCGCTTTGGCCGCCTTAGCGTTATCGGCAATGGCTTTATTCAGATCCTTTTGAGCCAGCGATCGTTTTTCCGCTTGGGTCGTGCCGGCGTCCAGATATTTATTGAACGCAACCTGCGCTTCAATTCCGTCTTTATTGATCTGGTTAAATTCGGCTTTTTTATGGTTGTAGCCTTCCTGCGACGCAACCACAAACTCAAGGTTTCTTATGTTCGCCTCAAGCTGGGCTTTATCCACGCCCATCGCATTATTTTTAAAACGCCCCCAGATCCCCTGCTTGCTGTTCTCCTGAATCTCCGCAAGCGTGTCTTTCATTGTCTGGAGCTTCGTCGCGTCACCGCCGCTGCCCCGTCCGATGTTCAGCAGCTCATCCCACATCCCTTTGAAAGCATTGCGGGTGGCTAACGCAGCCCTTTCTACTAGGCCAAGATTATCCAGTAACTGCTGACTGCGCTGCTGCTCTGAACGGCTATAAGCATCGGCCGCAACCTGCCCAGCCGTTTCTTTATCACCGCGCCGCTCGAGCGACGAGATATATTCAAACTGTGCGGCGGTTAAGTAGTTCAGCTGCGCATTAAGCTCGGCAGAGCCTTTGGTTGGAGAGTCGTAAAGCTTCTGGAAATTCTTGATCGTTTCATCAACAGATTTCCCGGTCGCTTCCTGCATTGCGACAGCAGCACGTGTGATGCTCTCAATCTGAGAACCTTTGAAGCTACCACTACCGACAACCTGAGCAAGCGCCGCTGCGCTGGTAGCCTGGGAACCATGATTCCCCGCTATAGATTTAGCCAGTTCAGCCAGTTGACCAGCCGTCTTACCCGCATAGTTCCCAGTCAGGATCAGCTGCTTATTAAATTCGACTGATTCCTGACTCCCTTCATACCAGGCTTTACTCAGCCCGTAGATTGAGGCAGCAATGCCACCCACAACGCCAGCGATCCCCAAACCGCGTAACGTCATCAACTGCTCTATCCAGCCGGCCCGGTTCGCAAGCGTGATCCCCGAGCCCCGTAGTGATCCGAAATTGCCTCTCGCCAACTCGCCGACCAGTACACCGAGCTCACGTCTCGCCGCGGCGCTCTGAATGCCCAGCCCATGGGTGGCCGTTTTCGCGGTGTCCAGCTTCCGGATATAGATGTCCGCAGCATCACTTACGCCAAGTTGTGCCGCTTTAAAGCGCAGCATTTCAGTATTAGAGAGGTTCTGCGCCGCGACCTGAGATTTCAAACCCTGGATGAAACGGGTACGCGCCGCACTGGCCTTTTCTTCTTCCTCGCTAAGTTCCTTCTGGCGCTCTGCTGTGCGAGAGAGCAGGACAAGATAGTCCTGTTGAGAAATCATCCCCTGAGAACGAGCATTACGAAATTGAGCCTGGGCGTTAGCCAGAGAGTTCGTTTCCCCGGTAAGGCGTTTTGCGCCATCAATTTGCCGGAAAAAGACTTCGGTCAGTTCATCCTGTTGTTTCCCCGTTGCAGCAGCATTATTGCTGTTCTCCTGCAATTTCTGGTTAAACGCAGCAACACGCTGATGTGTCTCCTCCACTGCCGCGGCTGTTTTTTTCCAGTCATTTGCCATCGCATCAGCGGCGGCAGACTGCTTCTCCTGCATATCATTCGCCGCGCGGGTTCCAGCATCCCCCATCTGCTTAAATGCCGCTGCCTGACGCTCGGTGGCCTGAGCAATACGGGACTGTGATTTTTCTGACTCATCAGCCATGCCGGTGAGTTGCCCTTTAATCCGGGCAACCTGTTCGGAAAACGTGGCGCTATCCACATCGAGGTTAATTACTAAATCACTAATCTGCTGGGCCATACCTCACTCCCCCAAAAATCCCCTCTCCCGCCAGCATCAAATCATCATCCGTCTTTTCTGGCTCATCGTCTGGTTTAGAAAGGAGGCTGAAATCAGCATCATTTATGTCACTGTTGCCCGTGAGCATCGTTACAATCAGCCCTTTGGTCGTCGCAAACTCGGCATCCAGCAATTCCTCACTGAATGGCGTCGCGGCAAAATGATTGACCCAGCCAGAATATTCCGTCGCACTCATTTCGCTTAACATGCGCCGCCAGTCCGGGCGCCGGAACTCGCGCGCCAGTCGATGCACAAAGCTGCGCTCACGGGCTGCTATTTTGCCAGGGGTGCCTGCTCGTCCTTGGTGCTGAGCTCATCCCCCGCACTGTTATTATCGTCACCTTCCGTCCCGGGTTTTGGGGCCATGCCGCTGAGCTCCAGAACCTTTTCAACCGCAATATTCAGAGCTTCCGAAGGCCAGGTGCGCATCACTTCCAGATGCAATTCATCTTCATCACGCTCCGGGGTGCTCTGCCACAGTGAGCGGGAAACAACCCAGGCATTCACCTGAACATTTCGCTTCACCATGAGCGCCATACGTTTCATCTCAGAAATATCTTCCGGCGTATCCGCTTCAAGACTCGCCAGATATTCAAAATAATCAGCGCGCTGTAGTGCTGACAGTTCATAAAGCACGACGCTACCGCCTTCCAGGGGAAGGGATTCCTTTTTCAGAAATGACATGTTTTTTTACCTGTTAAAAAGGCTCCAGAAAGGAGCCTTATCAGAGGGAGTTAATTAGGGAGCAGTAACGGTGACTGTTGCGATGGCAACATGCTCACCATCCGGCGTCATGCCGATAATCTCTACCTCACCGGCCGCTACGCCCGTAACCGTGACAACGTTGTCCGCAATAGTGATAGAGGCAATCGACTTATCAGCCGACACAACCCGGAGAGATTGATCCGTTGCCCCAGTAGGCAGAATGCTGAAGGTGAGTGTATTTGTCGCACCCACAACCAGCGCGAGGGCTTTTGGCGCCACGCTGAGGCCCGTTACAGGAACATCAGCCGAGCGGTCCTCTTCAGCCAGTGACGGCTTGCCGGAGTTAGTCACCTTGACGGTACGCGTAATCACCTCTTTCGCCGGTACAGCCTTGCCCAAGCTGCTCAGCCAGCCCCTGAACACATCGACGGCACCGTTTGGGTACTTGATTTTGTAACCGCGGACATCGCCTAGGGTGAACCATTCAACCAGCCCCTGCTGACCGCTTTCGCCCGGCTTCCACGCGAGGGTAAAACTGGTATCACCCGCCGACTTCTCACCCTGAGCGGTAGAGCTCCAGTCTGCATCTTCATCATCAAGGTAGGTGTCGTCGTAGGATTCGGCGGTCATCTCACCCGGCGTCAGATCCTTGATTTTTGCCAGTCGGGTCCAGTCGGCATCACTCAGCGGATTACCATAGGGATCGCCGGTACCGGTATAAAGCCATAATGTAGTACCCGCACCTTTTACCGGTGCGAGAGGGTTTGGTGTTGGCATTGTGATTTCCTTACATTGAATAAGTAATGGAGTAAGTCAAATCAACCGAACCCCACGTGGCCATCTCATCATCACGCTGATAGTCATAGCCCTGGGGGATGATTGTTTCGATTAACTGATCGAGCTGGGGAACCACCGCCATGGCCGGATAAACTTTTTCCTCCATCCAGTTATCCAGCGCAGTGTCAGGGTTAGACGCTTTCAGGAATACTTCAACGTGCAGTACTGCCTGCCAGTCATCCTCATCCAACGTTTGACCGGCGTATTCAACATCGGACAAATAAACGGCGACCGCAGGGAGATCCTGCTCTTCAAGAAATGCCGGGCGACCGTCGAACCAGCTCACCGCACCGGTAATGTCGTTCTGAAGTTTTGCCAGAATGGCGGCGCGAATAGCGCTATGTTTGCTCATCGTTTCAGGTGGATCCTCAGTTGGTTTTTAAGCGCAGAGGACAGTTCTTTGGGCATATCGCTCTGAATGAGATTTTTTGAGATGGTGGTGAACGCCTCAGTTAGCTGGGCATCCAGCGGAACTTTCACCACATCAATCGGGTAGCGCGCTTTTCCAACACGCCGCATTACCTGCCATCGGCCGTTGCTGAGCTGCTGGAGAAAGGCATTGCGGAAGGTATATGGCCCGACTTTCAGCACACTGCCCTGACCATGTTTTGCGCCTTTACGCCGGGCAAGTCGCACATGGGCTGTACCCAGTTTGATAGCGGGTAAATTGCCCCGGTTGATTTTGATAGAAGCCACAAGTCTGTTATGGCTAGCCTTGCGCAGACGAGAGCGCTGCCTGACTAGCCTGACCGGGAGACCCTTTTTCCGGTTATCGTCAACCGTGGCTTCTTTGGCGACTTTCTTGCTGCCTTGGCTGATAGTTCTCCCCGCGACGCGGTTAAGCGCTTTGGCTGTGGCATCAGGGACTATCAATCGACTCAGGCTATTCAGGTTCTGGATAGCCCTTTCAAGCCCTTTAACCGACATACCACCTCCTATTCGATAAAGATGCGCGGCTTACCGTTAAAGCGCTCATGGCGGGTAAGACGAAACTCCTCTCCCTCAAAAATAACCACATCACCACGCTGCGGACGATATCCGGCAGTAAAAACCACCAGCGCGCGCCCCGTTCCAGCGAGTGGCCCCATTTCCTCCAGCGATTCCGCCGGGACAACAATCATCGGCTCACCGTTAATGGTCGCCGGCTTGCCCATTTTGTTGACCGTGGCCGCATCCATGCGGCTGGCAAGTTTGTCAAAAGGATTAGGCATTGATTTTCACGGTTACGGTGGATGAACCAGCAGCAGCGTCTTCCCAAGCAACCCCAGCCAGTTCGGCATCAGTCGCATCGAGCTGCACGACGCCATCTTTGATATGAACCTGCTCACCAATGGTAATGGCGTCGGCAGACAGCTTAGGCAGAATGAAAACCCCTTCGGCAAAACCATCACCCTCCAGGCCTGATTCAATATCAGTGATGGCCACCGCCACCACTTTCCCCACCAGCACCGGCGAGCCGCTCAGGATCGCAGTGTTACCCGCATTGGCAATCGCAATAGTTTTGCCCTGTTGTACAAAATTCTTCGCCATAAAATCAGTCTCCATCCAGCCCCTTGCGGGGCCGAATTCAGATATAAAAAAAGCCCGGATGGGCTGTAGATTTGCTGCTTACTTGAAGGAGATTATTTCCCTGTTGATTTCGCCAGGCCGCGATAATCCAGAGGGGAAACGCCAGCATCGATGCGCACTTTGGTTGCGATGCCGTCGGTCGAGAAACCTTCCTGCTGGTCGATGTACGGAGTATCAACACCGTTCAGGTAAGCCACTTCGATGGTGTCAGTTCCCTTAGCGGCGGCCAGATACCATGCGCTCGCATCCTTGGCATCCAGACGCGGCTCCGCGATGACTTCCGCGAAGTTCTGAATCGGGTTCATGATTCCGGCGTTAATGTCCGCCCCTTTCACGCTGGCAGACTTGATCGTCTGATTTGCTAGGGTTTCGAGCGCCACCGGCACCAGCATGAATGCAGGGCGAATATTCAGAGAACGTTCACCTTCTTTTTGCAGGCGCATCATCTTGCGTGCTTCATCGAGGCTGGAAACAGAAATTGCACCCGCAGACAGGTTGGAGTGATCCGCATGGAACAGAGCCTTACCATCGGACAACTTCGCGTTATCAGTCAAGACAGCGTAAACCAGATCGCCGATCGTCCCTTTTGCCGCACGCCCCATTTTCATTGGCACATCCGTCAACTGGTTCAGGTCGTCGTTGATAATCGCCTGCCGGGTAATTGAGAAGATTTCCCCATAGGTGGCCAGTGCGATGCTCTCACCTTTATCTTTGGTGGTCACATACTTATATTCTGCGCCTTCGCGCACCTGGCGTAGGGATGAGAAGCCACCCAAACCGACGCGATGCGCCGTTTTAAAGTCAGACAGCTGGCCTTTTTTGGTCCACTGCTCAAAGGTTTCTGCCGCCTCCTCCCAGCCCAACAGCAGCGCTTTATTGGCAACGTCCAGCAGGATATTGCCGAAGTCCGACGTACTGTGTGTCAGCGCCATGCCAACCATCTGAACCGGGTTATAGCTGGAAACGCCAATACCGCGCTCGGTCAGCGCCATACGGGCATACTCACGCAATGTCATGCCGTTGTAGACGTTGTCACGCTCCATGCTTTCGAAGCCTGCGCGGGCCATCAGCGCCTGTCGAACACCATCGCCAACAAAGTTACCGTTACCGGCGTAAATGTGCGCATCAGTGGTTTTGTTCGATGGGGTGGAATTTTTACCCAGCGCTGCCAGCAGATCATCTTTGGCCTGTGCAACAGTGCATTCTGGATCCGCAATACATTTGTTTTGCAGCTCATGATGCTTGCCGCCGAACATCGCAAAGAGATCGTTAATCGCGTTGACACGGTTCTTTTGCTCGGTAAGTACCTGGGCGCGGATAGTTGCTTCATCTGCGCCGGTAGCGGGTACTGGAGCTGATGCCTGTGGTTGTGGCTGCTGTGGGTCACGCTGGGCAGTATTACGTGGTGGAGTGACCATATTACGAATGCTTTTTGGCATTTTTTCAAAATCCTCAATACGTTTTGATTGAATACAGGCCATCGCCTGCAGAGACGTTGTGACCTGGTCTGCGAAGCCCAGCTCGAGACACTCTTTACCATCCATCCAAGTTTCATCTTCCAGCATGGCGGCAATCTCTTCGGTAGATTTCCCGGTTTTCTCTGCATACGCGGGAATAAGGACGGATTCGACTTTATCCAGCAGGTCGGCGTAGTCGCGCATATCGTTCGCATCGCCGCCGGAGAATCCCCACGGCTTGTGGATCATCATCATCGTGTTTTCAGGCATGATGACCGGGTTGCCAACCATCGCAATCACCGAAGCCATTGATGCCGCCAGCCCGTCGATATAAACGGTAATCGCGGCGCCGTGGTATTTCAGGGCATTAAAAATGGCGATGCCATCAAAGACATCGCCACCGGGCGAATTGATATGAAGATTGATATGGGTTACGTCGCCCAGCGCCTTCAGGTCATTCACAAACTGGCGCGCGGTTACACCCCAGTAGCCGATCTCGTCGTAGATATAAATATCCGCTTCGTTGTCGGCGCTGGCCTGCATGCGGAACCAGGAATTACTTTTTGCGCTGGCTCTCGGACGACGTTGCGCCCGGTTCTTTGGCTTCGGCACTGGTGCCTCCTTTGTCGTTAGCAGGGTCGGAGTCAAACACCAGCCCCATCTCTTTGTTTTCGTCGATCTCAGCCTTACGGCGTGCTTTCACATCGTTTGGGTTGCGCCCGCTGGCGCGTACCCAATCAGATTCAGTCGCGGCGCCGCCCCGGATTTGTGCTTTCCAGGCATTAGCCTCTTTAACTGGATCAATCCACGGCATGACAGGGCCGGAATACACCGCCGAGTACAGCGAATCCATATCAACACCGCGGGGTAATTGGATCTCGCCGGAGGCTACGGCCATTTTCAGCCAGGCGCGGTACATTGGCCGGGTCACTGCGCCAATAAACCAGTCCTGCAAAATGAGATAGCCGTCTGTTGATTCCACCAGCTCCTGCCGCTGTGCGCTGTAGGTGCCGTTGTAGTTCCGGGCTGTGCTTGAAAAGCTGAGTCGACTACCTGCGGCGACGGCGCGCAACTGTCCATTACGGAAGGTTTCAAGGTTCGGATTTGGCCGGTCAGATTTCACCATGCCAATATCTTCCCCCGGCTTTAGATCGTCGTAGATGATACCGGGCTGGATCATCAGCTCTCGGTCATCATCAGATGAGCTATTGCTGTCCTCAAGACTTTGTCCGTCGCCTTTTTTGATATACATCCCCAGCGCAGCTGCAATGCGCGCCGCGGTGAGTTCCGCATCCTCATATTCTTTCAGCGCGCTGAGGCGCATCAGAACACCGGAAAGCATCGACACGCCACGGGTCTGGTGCAGTCGGCGGACAAATTTAAGATGCAGCATGTTTTCTGCATCAACATCTTTCGTATCAAACTGGCGGCCTGAAACGGGCAGACTTTTATAAACCTGAAATTTCTTTGGCCTGCCCCAGTTATCGACATAAACCCCCTGATTAAGCTGGCGCGCCGCATCACTGGTCATCGGGATAAAGTCAGGCTCAAGCGCTTCAAGCCAGAACGGAACACCAGCAGGCGCCGTAAGACCATTCCCCGTACCGCTGACAATCTGCGCGAAAACTTCTCCATCGCGCAGCCAGGTACGTAACATCAGACGTTCAAGCATTGGCCGGGTAAATTGGTTGGTAACTTCCGGCCGGACAGACCATTCAGACCATTTGCTGCGGATCTGGTCGGCCAGCTTTTTAGCGATCTTCCCGTTCGTTAGTTTCGGGTGTGGTTCGACGATAATTCCGGCCTTCCCCACCACCCGCTCTTCCAGCTTGTCAAACACCCCAATCACCAGATCGTGGTTGTTATCAAGCCACCGGGCCTGCTCACGTAATGAAACCGCGCCCATGTTACTGAGCTGGTCAGCGGAACGATTTTCACGACGCCCTTTGTGCGTTCGAGTTGGGGTAACGGCTTCATAAGCCCTGATTTTCGCGCGAGCCTGCAAACGAGCCGCTTTCCAGCCAGGGGAGAAAACACCAATCGCATCATCTAACAGGCTCATGGGAACCTCGCCAATCGGTAGCCGGGTCGTCCCCGGCGCTGCGCAATCAGGGAAGAAAGACGCCGCTCCCACTCCTGCCGCCCTTTGCGGATTTCGGAAAGGTTCTCCATCGTCATTTCCTGCCCATTGAAACGGATGGTTTTGCCGTCCAGCACCGCCATCTCGGCTTCGGTATATCGCTGGATCATGGCTTCAATATCGACACGGTTCACAACCATCCTCCTGAAGTGGTCCAAGGGTTAGCATCATCGGTTACGGTTTTCTTCCGCTTCCTAGTTTTTGTGGGGGCTGGTTCTTGCGCCGTGGATGGCGCTTCGCCAGCTTCCGCCGGCGCGTTCTCCAGCCACGTTTCCCGCCGCGCCCATTCAGGGGCATCGGGCCATTTGATTTTCTCGTAGCCGTGGATGATGGCGAGCGCATCTGCATAGACCAGAAGGTCAAATGCTTCGTTTGCGCCGCGTCCCGGCTTACTCCATTTGCCATCGGTTGAACGCTCCTCATAGGTCAATTCATCGTAAAACCAGCTACCGAGCCATTTAGGGAAATGCACATAATTCGGGCCAGGAGAATCACGCCACAACGCGTTGTTCACCTGGTCTTTAAGTGCGTCAGTCTGGAGAAGATAAAGCGGCACATCACCGGCGGCTTTTGCGCGGCGGGTAGATCGGTCTGTGTTGTCAGGGAAAGTACGGGTGATGAGCTTCGAGCGGCGCACGCCGTCACCTTTGAAGAGATAAATCTTTTTGCCCAGCCCTTCACGGCGGCATTTGCGCCAGAATTTGTACGCATTGTTGGTGACACCGTCTTCCCCGCCAGAATCGACAGCCATCGCCATAAGTCGCATGCGTTTTGATGGATCACTCGCCAACGCCCAGGACTTTTCGAACACATCGGACAGCAACAAATCCCAGTCTTCCGGGTAGCTCGCCGGGTCTATTGGATAGCACTCGCCGTGCTCATTGGCCCTTAATGACTGTCGGATGTTGTAGCGGTCAACAACCCAACGCTCCCCCTGCGCACCGTAGCCAGTCACCTGGACCACGAAACGCCGAGATTTACCGCCCTGAACGTCGACTGTTGCAGTCATAAACAGCACACCATCGGGCACGGCACGCTTTGGCACATCTTCGGCGCGCTGTTCCAGCAGTTCACTTTTACGTTGTTCGAGATTAGCGCGGGGCAAATAGGGTCGACCAAAGTCGGTATTTACCACCGTTTTTAGCGTCTCTTCGCTCTGGGTGGCCTCGTATTCCTGCTCAGCAGTCAGGAATTTGTACATCATCTGCGCCCAGGTCTGATAAGCAGCTGCCGGGCCTTCCATCCAGAACGAGGCGATACGCGAGCGACGTGGTTCACCATATCGATTGCCGTCCCGGTCTATTTTTTCCCCGTCACGCAACCAGGCATGGCGGATATTAAGGTCACGCTTCATATCGGGCGAAATTTTGCCTTTGCATGACGGGCACTGGAGGAAGGCAGATTCACTTGCCAGAACAGGATCAGGTAATTCCCGGTAACCTGTCATGTTCGCCACTTCTGGCTGGAAATACTCGCCGCAATGCGGACAGGGCCAGTAGAGACGGCGGCGATCGCCACGGTTATATAATGACAGGATGCCGGTAGTCGGCGGCGCTTCATGAGCCGAAGAAGGACGCCACTTTGTGTCACGGATATCACGACCGGGAGAGCTCTCAACCAGCGTCATCCCGCTAGACATAAAGGTGGTGGTACGCTTTGAGCCTAGGGAAAACGCATCACCTTCCCCATCGATGTCCTCAGGGAAGCGATCGTAGTCAGTCAGCGCCACGCTCTTATAGTCTGACGATGACATGATGTTGACCGATGGCCAGCCGATTTTGAGGTAGTTGCCAGCTCGAAATGTGCGGTCGTGGACGTTGTTATCATTCCGTCGTGGGCTGAGCCGTGATTTCACGTCCGGACTACACCGAAAGGTGCGGTCGAGTCGCTTTTTGGAGTGCTCACGCGCTTTCTCTTCTGACACCTGGATGACCAGCATGTCAGCGGGATCGCAAACGATGTTGTAGACAATCCAGCCGTCAATCAGGCCAATGGTTTTCCCGGTTCGGGCGGGCCCGACAAACACCACCGCATCATATTCCCTAGATGCCAGGCAATTCATCGGCTCAATGATGTAAGGGGCTAGATTGGGATCCCATTTCACGGAGTTACCCGCACCAATAGGGACACGCATAAAATCTTGAACCGCATCGGCTACTTTCATACGCCGCGGAGCACGCAAAATACCGGAGATATCACGGCGAATTCCCCTGGCTGATGCCCGTTTTGCCATCAGTCCTCCTCTGGCTCTTCCTCCTCTGGTTCGGCGTCCATCACTTTTTGTGCAACCTGATCGCGCAAATCATCAATCACGTCTTGCACACGCGAGACAGCGACTGGCGTCAATGCGCAGTCACGCTCAAGAATGTCCGGGAGAGTTTCAAGCACCGTTACAACAGCTTTCGCCATCAGTGAAAATTCTCTGGCAACGTCTTCAGCAGGGATGAGCTGCTTAGTTTCTATCTCAAATTTCAGCCGCTCATTTTCGGCCTTCCAGTGCGCGAGCCTGTCGGATGGTTCCATTTCCTCTACGTTGGACGTTGAGACGATGGGAACCATCAGTTCACTCAGAATATCGGTGACGAGATACAGCTTGAGTTTGCTGTTACTACCGGCAGCAGGTTCAACATTTTTTAGCCTGGCGGCAACGGTCTGCCGATGAACGCCCGTGATGCCAGCCAACTGGTTAATGTTGAGTTTTAACGAAGCAATTTCCTGGTCCATGATGGTGAACACTTTTTAAACGATTCGACATCTACGCAAAATCACCTCTAACGAGATCAATAACCTGCGCACATGATGATGATGACCTAGGATCCGAAAAACTAGCCGTTTCCCGCGAGCCAGCCGCCCCGTGGCAAGTCCCCCCACTGGGAGGACCCAAAAATTCAGCATGCATCTTGAACAAAACAATGTTGTAAATAAAAAAGCCTCCACATTTGGAGGCTTGACAATTATGAATTTGATTATTTTTTAATGTTAAATTTTACTGCAATCAAAGAATAATCATCTACCGCCCCATGTCTTTCGATTCTGTTTAATAAGCTACTTGTAAAAGCCACAGGATTATTCATTGTTCTTTCTGAAAATCTTGGGCGGGCGTGCCAAAAATGATGGGCTCCATCGGACATAATGACCAATGTAATGCAGTTTTCAGAATCTATGTACTCTTTGATATCAGCAAAAATGTTTTGCACTTCAGCATCGATTCCTTTTGACAAAGCTGAAGTTAATGTATTTTTACCAGGAAGTGTTTTTAACTCAGCCTTAGTATAAATTTTATCATCAAGCAATTTTTGATGTTGAGTATGATCAACTGTTAATTGCTCTAGCTTACTCCCTTTCTTAACATAGAGTCTACAATCTCCAACATGGACTATATTCATCGTAGTCTCATTGATATAGCAATATGTAAGAGTTGTTGCTGAGCGCTCCAAGTCAAGGTTGGTGACTGATATGTCCTCAATATTTAGCTTTATTCTATTAATAGCCTGAAGCGCATCCACATTATAGTTTTCGTTATATAATTCTATTAATGAGTCTATAGCAACTTTTGATGCTAACCCTGAACCTTGGTACGAGCCAACTCCGTCAGCTACGGCAAACAGAAACCCTCCATTAACATTAACTGGAGATAAAATAGAATCTTGATTATTTCTAGAGGGTTCCTTTGCTTTTGAAAAAAGCCCTGCAGTTACTAAATTAATCATAACCCTACCCTTGTAATTACTTGCCGTAAATCATTAATAATTTGCTCAACATGCAAATATCTGTCCCCTGGCCGTCTCATTGTACATTTCATACTAATTTGTTCGACGCCTGGTATATTAAACATATTTAAATCTTCGATAAGAACACCAAGAGCGTAAATATCACTTTGGGCTGAGTAAATCCCCGCATATACTTCTGGCGCCGCATATTTTTCTGTACCCATACCCTTGGCTACTTTGGTCAGAAGCTCGGACTCAGCAAGAGCATCTGCATTTTTTACCAACCCAAAATCGGAAATCTTGTAAGTACCATCGGAAAATCTCAGAACATTTGATGGCTTGATATCTCTATGTAAGTACATGGAGTGATGAAGATAATTTACTCCGTATAATGAACTCATAACCGCGTGCAATTTTTGAGCATCAGACATTAAACCAGAACGATAATCACTGATTAAATCTCCTTCAGCTAAGCTCATAACAAAATATGGTTGCTCTCCATGAAGATTGTGGAGAACAACAGGGACAATGTTTGTATGCATGCAATGGGCTTGATAATGGACTTCTCTTTTGAAACGTCGCAAAAACTCTTCCCGATATGCATCCTCTACTGGAGAGAATATTTTTCGTGCATACAAACCAGAAAAATGTTGCGAAGAGTTGTACAACTCGATTTTCTGGACAACACCAAAACCACCACTGCCGATGACCTCTAAAGGCTTGATCAGGTAGTTAGCACAACACTCCATCATGTGTAATTTTCCGTGCAAAATTCAGATTTACCTAATTTACAAGGAACTGATAATGTCACAAACGTTTTTTTGTTTCTTAATTGATCAAACACACATTCTCTATGTAATCCTGAAGTCCTCTAATCATTGCATTGCTGGTTGCTATTCGGTGTCTGAGGACAAAATAATCCCGTTGAGCGGAGTCAGTAAGTCTGGGGCCGGTTGCATCATCCATGCTGGCGGAGATGGGGGTACCACCCTTTTGGCATGCGGCGTTGATACGCAACCCGCACTTGCCATCGCGAACACACTGCTCAAAATCACTAAGCCTAGCTTTCGCATCAGTTAACTCCTTTGTATACCTAGCATCAAGAGCAGCAACGTCACGTTGCCGTGCCTGCATATCCAATATAGTTTTGTTGGCCAAACCAAGTTCCTGATAACTTTCGTCACGCTGTTTTTTATACTTGATGGCATTAGCACGGTAATGATTAATCACCAAGGCCAATGTGACCAAGAGGCAAATAATTACAGAGTAGATAATTTTCGTTAATCGAGTCACCGGTCCATCCCCCAGCACGTCAGCGCGCTTTCTTGGTCCCGTCTCTCAACCTGACCATAACAGCCATTCTTTTGGCCTTTAGTCAGGCGGCAATCACGTCCACCGTCTTTAATCCACCAACGGATGGCTTCACAAGCACCTTTCGTATCGCCAGCATTCATGCGCTTATAGAACGTCGACGGGTAGCACTTCCTCGGTCCGATGTTGTAGGGGCAGAACGACGCAATGCCAACTTTCTGCGGTTCAGTCAGCGGCACCTTGATATTGCGGTCAACCCACGCCAGCGCCTTGTCACGCTCAATGGCGTTAACCTTCTTACATTGCGCTTCGGTAGCAGTCATACCTTTCACAACGGGCTTACCATTAATAATGATGACGCCATGACATAGCGACCAGACTCCACCGGGATCGACGACAGCCACCAGCGCATTACCTTCTTTCTCGCTGATAAACTGGTCAAATAAAAATGGCGCTGTTGCACCGGATGCCAACAGCGCCAGCATCGCCGCGCTAAGCTTCGTTTTGTTGACGGACATTTAACCGATCCTCCCGCTCTTTACGGCGGTAATACCAGTTAACGCCGCAGGTGATGATGGTGCAGGCAATACCGACAATAATTGCCCAGTCGCTCAGGCTTAACCCCGCAATTCTGTCGGCCAACATCCACGCTCCAAGTCTTGTTGTATCGGCGTATGCCTTTGCAGAGACACCGCATCCAGCAAGCGTGGTGCCTGTACCGTATGAAAGTCTGCTGTAAATGGTGCTCATTCTTTTCATAACCTCACCTCCGATTATTCGGATGGCGCTGTGTGTGGTTGGAAGGGATCAGGCTCGCGGGCTCTTAGGTAAAAGGTAAGTAAGGAGTGATTCCCGGAGCCTGAAAATGAAAATCCCCGGCGGATGCCAGGGATTGAATGTTTGATGCTTTTTATTTCGGTGGCTGCAGCGGTCCTTCGAGAACCTCGGCTTCACCGTTGTGGCAGATATCGTCGTTCATGGCCAGATGCCATACGCCATTAACCATCATACCGGTTGCAATATCTTCAAATTCTTCCGCCGTAAAGTACGCTACCTGCACAATTCCGCCGTGCTGGATCCAATAATAACCTTCTTTCATAGCCTCTCCTTCACTTGATGAGCGAAGTATAAGCAGGTTTCGATTTATACGGCGTTAGAAAAACTACAAGCTGATTTAAGCAAAATAAAGCCGACGATGTGACAGGGGTACTGATGCAATGCATCTCGCGAATACCCCTGTCGTATCGCCGCAAAACAAAAGCCCCGACTGGCGGGGCTTTCGCTATATTCAAATTGTCGCTTAACGTCGCTGCCATCGTGGCGCAGCTCTGCCAAGCATGAATGGATTATCTGAATTTCTGGTCAGTTTTCAACTACAAAAACAAATAAGAGCACAAATAGCTAAAACACTGGTCGTTACTCTTCCATCAACTTACGGGATGAGAGGAATACCTTTGCCCGGAAAATCTCGAGACACCAGCGAACGCGTTTTCGGGCTTCTCCATCAGTTAGCCAGGGAGCAATCGACTGTAACTCCCTAGTAATATCAGCTATTTTTTTTCGCGTGGTGTAATACTGAAGGCCGACAACATAGACGGGATCGTTGATGTCAAAGGCCGACAGCACAGACTCTTCTATGAAATCCACATCATCATTAGTCATTGCCTCATCAATGATACTGTATGCAGCTTGAGGCCAGAGTATGCATTGCGCTCTCTTTAAAGCCTGTTCTCCCTTGAAACCCTCACGCCTTGCTTGGTCAAGAGCAACTGTAAATGTCTCCAGAGCTTTGTCTGACCATCGGCCTCTTCTGATTACGTTCCAGCATGCATGCTCTCGCGGCATACGCGGGGCGGCTCCGCCTCGAACCCCTTCCCCCCATATTGAAAGCAATGATTTGATCCATGCGGACTGAATGCAGGTTAGGAGCATACTTTTACCCAGCCAGCTCTTACGTGGTGCTGCAGCTGCTTTCCCAAGCGCTTCTATGTGATTACGGCGTTGACGTGGTGTCATGATGATTCTCCTTTACGCCAGAACGCCGAGCGCATAGGCCCGGTCCAGCAATTGAATGATTAATACTGGCTGCGGTCCGTGCTCGCGCTCGAATGCGGCGGGGTTGTCATGTAATCGACGGTGGTGCGCACGGCATAGAGGTATAGTGAAAATGTCATGGGCTTTGGTTGCCATCCCCCCCTGCCCCCATCCGATGAGGTGGTGGGCATCATCTGCCGGCTGTCCGCAGCACACGCACGGCTGGGTTTTAACCCACTCAATAAATCGCGGAGATACCCAACGAATTCGCTTAGGACGGGCAAACAAGGTCGCCGGGGCTTCTGCATCCACCTGAACCTGAACAACGGGCTTCTCAGCTTTAGGTTGTGGTTGCAGTGCAGCAGCAGTTGGACGGGGAGAAACGAGACTTCTACGTTCGGCAAGTATGTCCGCTGCCGGGTATGACGGAACAATGTCACTTTCTTTGTAAACTGACTGAATGGGATCATCTTTCAGACCGAGGGAACGGCTCGCCATATTTTCGGTTATGGCATCACCTATCCCCTCTGATACAGCCCACCAGCATAACTCCGCCAGTGACAGCATCCTGTCCGCAGCGCAACCGGTTTTGATCCGCACGCATTCAATAACCCAATCAGTGAGGTTTCTGGCGATCAATTCATTCAGAACGGTGTCGCTTTGGTGGCGTAATTCGTTGTCACAATGCCAGCAGGCAACAATTGAACCGGGCTCATGCCTGAACATAACCAACTCGTTGTGGTGGTAGTTGCTGTGCAGCCACTGACATTCCGAAACATTCCGTCCTAACCAGTCCTCCAGCGCCGTAACGCCACCAGCGGCACGAACAACACGCGCATCCAGAAAGAAAGGCGTTAATGTCGGATCTTCAGCCAGCAGCTGCCGCGCGTCCGCTATCTTGCCCGACGGCAAATCCTTCATGGTATCAGGCTGTCGCTCAATCAGAATGCGACCGCCACTAAACAAACCCATCAACTCCTTTCCAGGCTTGAGCAGCACAATTCCCATGTGACGGGCGATTTCTGGCATCAGGAGAGCGCGCACGGTTCCCCCTCCCTAATGATAATCTTTCCAGTTTCGCCCCAGATTTTGGTTACACGCCCGTCCCAGATATGGCTATCCTCGCCAAAAATTGCATCCAGCAGAGCTTTTTCTAAATTGTCTTTATCGGGCTTTTGCTGGTGGGGTTTGCCAGCTATCAGGGCTCGCTTCTTCTTACTCCAGCTAGGTGGCATCGGCAGCACAAAGATAACGTGATGCCCGCTCTCCGGGAGAGTGACCTTGTTCAGCCTCACCTCATCACAGAAAGCACGGTACCGGAGAACCTCCGGGCGCTTTTTCCATTTGTCTGATCTTGTTTGGCGGGGTTTGCCCAGCGGGACGATGTGGAAAATTTTCTCGTTCATTTCCATCCCCGCGAGCACATAGAGCGCCGCGTCCGCTGGTGGCTGTCAGATACAGGTAGGAAAGCTGACACAACCCAAAAGCGGGGATCAACATCGAGGCTTTTTTCTACGGTGATGTTATTCGCTCGATAACGGGCCACCAGCTCTTCGGCCTGCTCATCGGTGAGGTTATCTTGGGAGAACCAGCCTCTTTTCATGCCACACCCCGGCAGAAAAAAGACAAAAAGAAACCGCTGACGTGGTTGCACATCAGGGAGTAAATCAGGATTTGTGTGTTTTGCGCCATGGTGTCTCCGTGGCGCAGCAGGTATAGGCTGTTCAGACCTATGACGGGAGTTTAGCAGAACCGGATGGAATCAGGTAACTAGGTCGGGACTTTGCCATTTCAAGCATTTGAGCGAATAACGTCGGCGTGCCAATAATCTCATCTGGCTGCAAAGGCATGAAAGAAACCATATCCCCGCGGCGATACATTAACGAACGTTCGCAGGCTGGAAATGATGATAACCTCGCAACGATAACACCATCATCACACCGGATTACAACATACCCGCGATCAGGCATATTCTGTTCTTGTTCCACTGCTAATCCCTCGCTACGGACACGTTTAAGCATTGAATTATTAAAACCACTTAGCCATGCCTTCAACAAAATACTGTATATATAAACAGTATACTTTTAGGGCTGAACTTTCAATCCCATAAAGTCATTTTTTGCCAAAGCTACCCATTGTTTCCATTGCGTTTTTGTAGTGATAACAAAAAAACCCGCCGAAGCGGGTTTGAATGATTAGCTAAATTGAAGTGCATATGGAAGATAGAGACCAGGGAGCATTCCCCGGTCTTTATGGCATCAGAAGTTATACTTGATACCCACCATAGCGCTAGAATCACTGTACCCTTTATCACCTACCTGAGTACCGATATTCCCCCATAGATTCACGCGAGGGTTAATCTGCCCTTCAACACCCACTTTAACTTCACCAATATTGCGGGCGCCAGCTTGAGAAATGCGATCACCATCCATAGTCGTGCTGTAAGTACGAGTGTTATGTAACCAGTTCGCTTCTATGAACGGCTCGAAAGTACGACCTTTGCCTTCATCCATAGCATGATGGCTTTTCAGGTAGGCGCGCATGCCAAGACGGGTTTGAACGTTACCATCTCCATCACTGCTGACACGTGTACCATTCTCTTCACGATGATCGTCCGCCTTCACGCCCATCCAGATTGCCTGAGCTTGTGGTTGGATAAACCATTCATTGAGCGTACCTTGACTACCAGCAAACTCACCCATCTTGATGGTATAGCCCGTCTCAACAGAAGCTGTTAAACCTTTCGATTTGTAACTCTCACTGGCCAGTTGTTGTCCATTAACTTGGTTGTTAAACCAGCTGTACTGCAACCAACTGTCTACATACAGCCCTGCTTTATCCGCATCGTTTGCAAACCAAGTACCGTAAGTACCAACACTGTAACCGTTAAGTGAGCCCTTTGAATTGTAATCCGTAACTGAAGAACGGGTTGTGTTGTGGTTATTACCGTAACCAGCCATCAGGCCAATGTGCCCTCTGTTCAGACCGTCTGTGGTCCACTGAGCAACATCCCCCCCCAGTTGCGCGACATAGCTATTGCTCTGGGTTTTTAACTGGCCACTACCATCACGCCAACTATTATGGTCACCAACCTGACGTAGCCATAGGCTGGTGACTTTCTTCTCACCGGTCAGGGCATCAACATACTGTGTTTCGCCCAAGCGGTCATGTAAGCGAGTGTTGAATAAGGTGTTAGCTGCTGCCATGTTGGCAATGTAACTACCTGCCTCCGGGCGATTCACATGCTCATCCGGTGGATCAATCGGTGTCAGACTGCTTGTTAAATACCAGTTGCTGCTATTATCACCGGTCCCACGAACCAACGAGTAATCATATGCCCCGGCAACAATACGGCCAGCCTGAGTGAAGGTGCCGTCAGATTGGCCACCAACGCTAATAAGCTCAATACCATTCAATGTATTGTCACCAGTCCCACCAGCATTAGTAACACTAACGGAAGTGTCACCTGACGTATCACCCGTGACCACCATTTTATCCGTGACTGAGTTGTCATTACCCAGAACTGTATTAAACAGGAGATGACCATTATTTCCTGAGTAATTACCGTTAACGGTAAGGGTAGTTCCCGCAACAGCATTACCCGCGGCATCGTTATGCCCAATCATGACTGTGCCACTATTGCTCAACGAGCCTAATTGGTAATCAGTCACCGCAGTGCTACCACCATTTTCCCCGAGCACCAGTAAACCCTGGTTATCCACATCACCACTGCCAAGTCCATCGGCTGACAACATACGGATTGTGCCGTCCGAATCGATTGTCGTTTTCGCAGTCATTCCTGTGCCACTACCACTTACTGTAACTGTTCCTCCCGTTACTGTAAGATCACCAGCACCCGTCATATCACCAGCAATAGTGCCGTTACTGACTGTCAAACTGCCTTGGTTAAAGTCAAGAACACTCCCAGCCTCAGTCTGAATATTTTGTAATGTCTGAGCGTAGCCGTTCATATCAAATTGGCTGCCACTACGAATATTCAGTAACCGGGTCTGACCCAGAACGTTGTTATTGCCCATTTTCAGTGTGCCGGCGACCACATCCGTCAGACCACTGTAGCTGTTATCACTGTTGGACAAGCTAACAGCAGTATCGGTATCAATTCGTAAATCACCGGTTCCGGTGACTTTTGCACTTAAATCTGCAGCATTTCCGGTGTTACCTTCAGCATTCAGCGTCAAAGCATTGCTACCCTGCGCCAGTAATTCAACCTCGGTTAATCCATAGTTAACATAGAGGCCATCAGCATTATCGCCGCTGGTAAGGCGATAGTCATAGGTACCTTTTGCAACGATTTCGCCATTTTGAGTAATGTCTGAGAATGTCTTCTCGGAAATAACGTTGCCGTTCTGGTCGATGAAAGAAAGATTTCCGCCATCGCCGGTTACGGTGCCACTAGCCCCAGCCAATTTAACCATGACTCCGGCACTATCTTGCTGGAGCAAAGGCAAGGTAGTATTCGGCGTTTGCGGGAGGTTTTCAAAAGGTGCACCATCATTGATCTGGATTTGCCCGGTGCCAGTCAAATCTAGTTCCTTGCTGGTTTCGATATAACGATCGCTGGTAGTGTCGCCCGGGTTAACGTCACCAAAAATAAGTTTGCCACCATTAAAGGCCAACCCCCCGATATTCTGGGTTCCAATACCTACCGTGGTTGCGTTTCCAGTACCAACATGCAAAGTGGCATTGGTAAGTGCTGTAGTATTGATATTTTCCAGATCAAAAGTGTCATTTTTTAAAACAACATCCCCGGCAAATTGATCACCGGCACCCGCGGTAAAATTAAACTCGGCATTGTTATTGTCAGCAATGAGAGTGCCATCCCCAACCAACTTATTGACGAAATCAAACGCGCCAGCAGTCTGCGCAATCAGGGTACCACTACTAGCAATTTGGATTTCACCAGTACCAAAATTATTGAGGGTCGAAGACACACTTTCATCTGTCATCGCAGTCCCAGTGATATTCCAGTTACCTGTATAGGCTTGGTTAGAGCCAACGATGCGCGCTTTCCCAGAGACTGTTGTATATCCCGAACCTGATAGTTGATTTCCAAACGACGACCCGTCTGTATAGGCAATATCGAGCCCTTTGGTATTATCGTTGTTTGCAGTGTTAATGGCGACGCCCGCACTACCCAGAGCTTGGTTGTTAGCAATGGAAAGTAAACCGCCGCTGATGACTGTACCCCCGGTGAAATTAGAAGCCGCACTAAGGGTCGTGTGACCAGATTGCTGCTCAACTGAACCATTACCGTTAATTGCAACATCAAATAAATAGCCGGTGCCAGTCGGAGTGTTTATATTATTGTTAAATATGACCTTATTGTCCCCTGCACCTGTCATATCAATGCTTTTAGCTGAAATGTCGGTAGGGGCACCATACTTGGAATCGCCAATGTAAAGGTTTGTTGCACCACCGGCCACGCTGTTAAGTGTAATATCCTTATAACTTGTCACTTTAGCAGCATGCCCAAAAATCACATCTGTTGTGTTTCCACTCACTGTTGACGATATATTAAAGTCGCCAAGAGTGGTTATGCCTGTACCAGTACCATTAATAATCTGCAGCCCAGTACCACCGACATTTTTCCCTATGACATTGATATCACCATCAACGTTTACGACAGCAGAATATATCCCAGCCTCTGAACTTACTGAGTTTATGTCTGAAGAAAGCTGGACATTGTTTATCAATGTCAAATCACCGCCGACATTGATTCCCCTAGTGCTACTGTCATTACTAACAAGAAATGAACCATTAGTTGTATCAAGATACAAGTTTCCACCAACATTAATGTTCGATCCGCCTGCTAACAGGAAGCTTCCTCCAGTCTTATTAATTACCGTCATATCATTGGTGACATTGATGTCAGAACCCAGTTCTGAATCGCTAGGCCTGTCAATGAAGAGATCGTTTTTGTCAGCTTCCAAGTCAATGCTGTCCGCATTTAACTTAGCTGTTGAGGAAGAGGAGCCAAACATCCAGATTGTGGCATCTGTTGCCCCTGTCGCGGTTTTTAACTCACCAACAGTTAATGTTCCCCCGAAACCTCCAGACTGCTCACTGGTCAATCCGCCAACCTTGGCACCACCTATCTGCAATAAGCTATTGGTGCCCATCAATAGGCTACCATTATTACTCGCAGTGAGAGTCCCGCCATGAATCCATAAAGAGGTATTTCCTCCAGCGGAGGGATTCATATTCAATGTTGTGTTGCCTGATGAATTGGAAACAGTGACATCAGCGCCTTGATCTACCTGTACTGTTGCCGTTCCGTTCCACTGTAAGCCATCAGAAATCGATGTCGAAGAATTAAAATCAGTATATCCATTAACGTCATACGCATACACATTACCGCTCACAACAAGTAGTGCTGAAGCAACCAGACTCGCATTTCTAGTGGATTTTGCTTTTGCTTTTGCTTTTGGAGTTGAGCTTTTTGTTCTTCCTCTCCCCAATTCGGATACGACAGTCCATGCCAAAAGAGAATGGTTCCAGACAACGTTATAAACGTGATTCATTGATTTTAATCCTGATTTTTGGTGCCCGATTATCAAGCTTAGCCTATACCATGAGTCCTCGCAGGCTAAGCATTGCTAATGACGTTGCCCCTATGTGTTTTACGTATCCGATGTGAATACTTACTGGATGCGGATTAGCACCTACAGCATATGTGAGAAAAAATATCATTCATGATACAAATCAATTTTAAATTTTTTTGACTTATCTGATAACCATCCTATCGCCCCACAGTTATTTCAAAATATTACAAATCATTAGTAAGAATTATCTTATGTTGCCAAGGATAAAATTAGCATGCTAACAATAATTTAATTTTCAACACTTTTAATTATAAGGGATTTTACTAATGACCTATTTATTTCGCTCCTAGAATTAAATTCATGGTTTAGTAATTGTCTTATTAGCACCAGCAAACAATTTGTAATACAAATGAACCATAACGCGCAGATATAATTGATAAATTAATGTTAAAAAACGCCAGCAATAGCATAAGAGCAACAAACAAGAAGCAAAACAAATACAATAACAACACAATCACGGGTAATTAATTACACTGTAATATTCACTCAAACCAATGAAACAAAAAATCAATAGATATATAGCCGCCATCAGGACAATGGAATTAATAATAATTATCGTTTAGATAAGTAATAAATTAAACACTTCATTAGTAATGTGCAGTAGTCTTCTGCGCTGCTTCAATCAGACGAGCCACCACACATTGGATGGAGAATATACAACTCCTGACATACCAGATATGCACTAACTTGGAGTAGAAATTAAGTCATAGTTATCTTCGTCGTATTGAGAAGGAATCAATGTCTTTGAATATTCCTAAGGCAACGGCTGCGCAGTCTGGCAATGCCCCATAGTTCACTGGAGGTGCTGGTCATCCCCATGATCGAGGTGTAAGCCGTTGCAGCTCTACGCCATAGTCCTTTGCTCTCCAGCGCTTTGGCCTTTGCCATGGCTTCCTGAACTTCCTGCTGATTTTCTGGTGCAGAGCGTGGGGCCATGTCCGGCAATTCAACATCGGGGATCTCAACGCCAGCGCGTACCCGGTAAACGTACTGAGTACCGTTGTTAATCCGTCCCAGCTTTCCTGCGTAGTACAGCTGGCGCAAATGATTTCCCGCACTGCTGGACGGAAGATCCAGCGCTTCGCAAATATCCTGCAGGACGCAATCTGGCGTTCTATCCACAACGGCGAGCACTCGCTGCGCCTGTGTTACTCGGTCTTTGGTCTTTTTGGTCATTGGTCAAAACTCGCTTTGTTACTTAACAACCCGTAAATGGGTCACGTTTTTGCGGTAACTTCCCCAGGTGAAATTCACCCAGATGCCGCCGTCCATCGTCAGGCGATCCATTACCCGCTCGCCTAAGATATTCGTCAGTTCGCCGTGGTCGAGGTTGGTCAACACCCCGACCGGTTTCATTGCCGCTAGGCGGCGATCAATAATCTGGTTAAGCACCACCTGCTCGCCGCGCGTTTCTCGTTGCACCCCTACCTCGTCCAGCACCAGTAGATCGACGCGACACAGGCTATCCAGCAATGACGCTTCAGACTGGCCGCCGTCGTAGCACTCCCGAACCTTCAGCATCAGGTCCATCACGGTGATAACTAGAACGCTGTGATCTCGTTTGATCAGGCTGTTTCCAATTGCCGCCGCCAGATGGTTTTTCCCAGTGCCACAGCCGCCGCTGAAAATGAAGCTGGCGAATCCGGTGCCAAAATGTTCCGCATAGCTCTTTGCTAGGCTCAACGCATGCCGCTGGCCATCACTGTTTACTTGGTAACTCGCGAACGTACAGCCCCGGTGAAGTTCGCAGATGCCTGACCGCCCGATGATCTTTTCGGTGCGCACTTTGCGGTTTTCTTTCTCGACTTCGGCAGCTCGTTTTTGCCCCTCCGCGCGCTGCCACTCCATCAGCTCCTGCGCATTCTGGAAGCGAGGCTGAACACCCGGTGGCATAATTTTTTGTAAACGGTTAAACAGGTCGCTCGTTGATTTCATGGTTAGCCCCTGAATCCTGGTGGGATCGTTGTGCTAGGTTGAGAAATCTTTATCCCTGGTGATTTTTTCGGACCCCCGGCAAAGTTCCGTGGCTGTGAGCGAGAGTTTCTGAGGCTTTGTGCAAACGCCTGCTCCCACTGCTGGTGGTGTTTCACCTTGCCCTCTGGTCCCCAGAAGTCGCGGAACTGTTGCAATTCTTCTGGTGAGTAGCCCGGTTCGGTACCAAGCTGGATTCCCCACAATGCTGCCTGTTTCACAAAGTCAGATCCCGGACGCCATTCAGAGGTGATCGGGAATTTCCCGAATGGCGCGAGATAATCATCTTCGGGATTATTTCCTGCCTGTTCTGCATCGGGCTCGCGCGCTTCTCTCTCTCTTTTAATATCTTCTCTTCTCTTCTCTTCTCTGGTCCGCTTTTTGTCCGCATCATCTGCGGACACTTTGCGCGCATTTCGCTTCCTGTCAGCCTCCTGCGCACGACGTTTTGCAGACTGCCCGTTGTGCTCGGAAAACCTTGGCATACAAAGACTTGAATCTGATTCATCAAGCCAGCCGACAGCAATCAAGGCTTGTGCAAATCCATCGAAGCCAATCATGTCGTTAAGCGTCTTAGTGGTGTACCCATCCAGCTCTCCATCAACTGAGTGAGCGTCAAACAGACACCACGTCGCATGAAGCGCGCCAACTACGCGCAATCTGTCCGCATCCAAAGCGGACGCAATGCGGACGACTTTGGGGTGTGTGTGCAGGTCTGCACGCATCTTGATCCAGTCTCCAGCCATTACCGCTCTCCTGCCGTGGATGTTTTATTGGTCATTGGTCAAAACTCGATTAAAAACACTGTGGCGCTACGGCGGCTACACTCGCCAGTAGTGGTCCCGCCAGATCGGATGGAAGCAGGTTAAACAAGGCGATAGCAGCCTCTCTTATCTCGCGTTCAAGTTTCTGAACTGGAGCGCCTAACAACTTCGCCTGGTGAGCTTCGCCGCATTCCTTGATCGCGCTGGCCACCAGCTCTGTTTCCGTTAACCCGCGCTTCAATCCGTGCTTACGAGCTACTTCAATCGGCATCGCATCAGCGATCGCCGTGGAAAGCTGGATGACATAGCCTGTGTATTTCTCAGAACCGTTTTCGTTCTTCAGATACCGATATAGGTTTTGCTTGTTAACGCTGATACCGCGACCGTTTTGTTTTTCCCACTGTTCGGCCACCAGCTGCGCCACCACATCCTGTGCTTTGCCGGGGAGCGTGGATTCCCATTCCTGAACTGCCGCATGAATTTTCTGACACTGCATGCCATCGCGGCGGCGTGGCAAATACTGATTTTTTGTTTTCAGCTTTAGGCTCACCGGTTCGATAAGATGATTGAAGGTACTAGGTTGCATTTATCAGCCCTCTTTTTCAGATGGAGGAAAAACGTCATCAAGGCAGCACACAACACCCAAAGAATTAAGAGCAGTAACGATAGAGCGAGAGTCAGCAAGGCTTGGAGTTCGAGTATTAACTTCGTAATTAGCAAGTCTTGACTGTCCCCAGCCAATCCTTTGAGCAAGGATTTGTTGTGATAAGCCGCCTTTTTTCCGGTATTTCGAAATCAGATTCATTTTGTTCTCCATGTTTATATTGGCATTATTCACATATCGTGAATAACATGTCAATACAATACGTGAATAACTTAGTTTCACCGAGCGTGATAAAATTTACTCATGAAGACACTTGCAGAAACAATCGGCGAAAGACTACGTAACCTTCGAACTAAGAAGGGGATGAGCCAGTCTCAGTTAGCAAAGCTATGTGGCTGGTCAACGTCGTCACGTGTAGCAAATTATGAAATTGGCACCAGAAACATTGGGGCTGATGATGCGATCCTGCTCGCGAGAAACCTCGATACTTCACCGAGTTACATACTGTTTGGTGACGCAGAGAATTGTGGGGAGCAACTCCCTCAGAGACAAAGAAAACTGCTAAACCTCTTTGAACAACTTCCCGAAGTTGAACAAGATCGCATGATTGACTTGTTTGAGACTCGACTCAAAGAGATAGACGAGTATGTTGATAAGTACTTACGTGGTAGATTTAAACCTTCGGACTCGTAAGATATAAACCTCACTTCCCCAATCTAAACTAGCCAAGCCAAAGCGGTTGGCTTTTTTACGCCTATGTAATTCACAAAACGTATTGACGATAATCTCACAATATGTGAGTATTATTTCGAAACGTCGTCATTGACCACAAATCGCAGATGACAACCATCAACGCGCAGCAGGTATTACCGTTCCGTCAGCCAGACGTTAATGGCATACAGGAGAAATCATGATTGATTTTGCACGCAGGCCAGCGCGGCAGCAGGCCGTGAAATTAAATCTTATCGAGGTGTGGATACGCCGCCTCTGCTACTTCCTCGCCCAGAAAGGCGACCCGGCTGCCGACCAACAGCCAGTAGAAGATTTCTAATCGAGTTTTGACCAATGGCCGTCGAGGCCGGAGATGTGAATATGGAATTTGGAATGAAACGCGTTCTGGCATCCGTCCAAGCCGTCGCTACTCTGAACAAAATGTACGACGGTTCGCCGGTGTCCCTGACGGCAATCAGCAAAGAATCAAAGCTATCTACTTCATACCTTGAGCAGATCTTCAAAAAGCTGCGTACAGGTAACCTAGTGATTTCACAGCGCGGCCCCGGTGGCGGTTACAGCCCTCGAGGCGAAGATATCACCGTTACAGACGTGATCACTGCGGTATCTAAACTGCCAGCCCATAAAACCTTTGAGCCTATCCTGCGAGCGCTTGACGGCGTTCGTGTGTCGCAGCTGCTGCGGGGCGATTCTCCAGCCCCATAAAGCACAAAACCCGCGCAAGGCGGGTTAAGCACCCGGAAAGCCGACCAAAGCGTTCCGGTTTCGAGTTTTGACCAATGACCACCACCAAGGCGGCTGCCATCAGCTGCCGGGTATCTTACAACCTGAAGGAGCCCGAGCGCAATGAACAACTATGCGTACCTGATTAAAGCAAAAGCGAAAGCCACTGATGCTAAAAGCATTTTTTGCTGGTTTTCTGCGAAATCTGATTCACGTGCTGACCGCGAGATACTGAATATTCTTGAGGATGAGGGGATCGCCGTCGGGCGTACTGCCGACCACCAGCTACCTATCCGCACAAACTTTCCTGTTCTGGACGATCTGCCAGAAGAAAGCGCACTCGATAGCACCTGGTGCGACCGTTACCAGCTTGATGACAATAACTGCTGGCAAAAAATCATTGTGGAAGCCACGCCGCCAGTTAGCGTAAAGACTAAGACAGATAGTAACGACTACATCTCTGTTCGTGAGCTCTCCCCTACTCAACAGGTAGCTTGCCACTGGCTCTACGGCAAGCAACACCCATCACAGGAAGAAGTCAGCACCATCAATGAATATCTCGAGAATAACGACGGTACTCACAATGCGCTGTGTGTCGCAGCTGCTGCGCTAACATCCCCGGATGTTTTAGAACTGACAGATAAACTCGCGGCAAAGCTTATCGAGTCAGGTTGCGCCTGTGCGGCGCGCAGCTTGCTGGTTAAGCTGTTGGCAGAAATCTGGCATGAAAAAACTGATGAAATGACCGGGCAGGATGTGGCCCTGTTCGTCCAGGATTATGAAACATGTGACACCGATGATGAGCGCGTTGCAGTGGTGGAAGCCTGGACCCGTAAGCAAGATCCACAAACCAAGCCAGAAAACCTGCAGGTAGCTGTTGCCAGCATGTCATTCCGCCGTCGTTTACTGGCACAATACTTGACTCATGAACTGGTGACTATTGCCGACGCAGATCTGATTAAACAAGTCGCGGACGCCGAAACGGATACCGATAACAGCTACATCCAGAATCTGCTTCTGGCCGCTGAGAACGCCGGGGAATTCAAGGATAAAGCGAACGATGCAAACCTTAGTTTCCTGTGTGAAGCTATCAAATCAATTTGGCCGTCTGAAAATAAAAAACCAGAACTCAACCAGCTAATTTCTTTCATCCGTGACTGGTGGATTACCCCACACATTAACCGCGGCATATTCGTGAAAGCATGGCGCACTGGCAAACCATGTGGCCCGATCCCAATGAAAACTACGGACACAGGGACAAACGCTGGTGGCATTGGCAAAACAGACCGCGGTGATATGTTAGAACATTCCCTTGATACGCTGGATATCGATATCGCGGCTGCATTATTACCGATGGATTTTGATATTTATGCGTTCCCTAGAGGGATCCTGCAACGTAGTAAGGACATCGTAAAAAACAAGCAAACAATGCCAGCGTTCAGCGCCTGGTCTGAACTGCTGCGCAAATCTGCCGGCATCCTAGACTATTCCCGCGCCGCAATATTTGCCCTGATTCGTCAGGCTCGCCCGGAGATCCATTTATTCCCGAGCGAACACCTTGCCTATATCAGCAAAAATCTGACGGAAACGGATCACACTAATCCTAGTCCTGAATTACTCGCTGCCGCCCGGCATTTACCTTCGCAAGAAGATGAAGGCACGGATGCAGCAACCGATGATTCCCTGCGTGATGATATGAGCAAAAGGCTCGCCGCCGGCCGGGGTGAATTTGTAGAAGGAATCAGTGACCCAGAGGATCCTAAGTGGGTCAAAGAAGATCTATCAACTGAACAGCATGCAATGCCTCAGTGGGCAAAGGCAGGCGAGCAATCTGTCGTGGATGAGCAAGGTGCCGAAACGCACAATCTACCGAAATGGGCAAATATTGCTGGCAGCCAGCCACAGGTTGCGAATCTTGGCGACGGCATGTTCTCCATAGAAAACCTGATAGCAAACAAAGAACAGCCAACCGGGGAAACCACTAATGTGCAGATGGAAGAAACTCGCAGTAATGAAGCCACGATTGCTCCTGAAATGCCTATCCGCGAAGCAACAACTGACGCAACTGCAGGCGACGCTGAAGATGGTTATCAAACAGATCCCTTGATTAATGATACCGGTCATCACAATGATGATTTTCGGCACCTCATGGTTGACCTCGAAACCATGGGAAATAAATCAAACGCTCCTATTGTTTCGATCGGTGCAGTATTCTTTAACCCGAACAACGGCAATACAGGGGCCGAGTTTTATACAGCGATTTCTCTTGAATCTTCCATGCTACTTGGCGGTGTTCCTGACGCCGGGACAATTATCTGGTGGTTAAAAAAATCCCCTGAGGCTCGTTCGGCGATCGCTATGGCCGACACAATGGCGCTGAATGATGCGCTGGAGCTATTTTCTGATTTCATCAGCGAAAATTCAGATGTCGGTTCTGATGTGCAGGTCTGGGGAAATGGCGCGTCGTTCGACAACGTGATCCTGCGTTCATCCTATGACCGCGCCAATATCAAATGTCCGTGGAAATTCAGGAATGATCGCGACGTGCGGACCATGACAGAGCTGGGTAAAGCCATCGGTATGAATCCGCGCTACGACATCCCATTTGATGGGGACATGCACAATGCCCTTTATGATGCGCGTCACCAGGTCAAATATGTCTCTGCTATCTGGCAGAAATTGATTAAGAACTGATTTTTCATTATCAGCATGTGGCCCAGCAATGGGCCATACTCCGGAGGAAAAATGGCGAGACTTGTACTGCTTTCGGAATGGGCTGAGCATGAATTTGGTAACCCGATTCCCGGCCCCTCAACATTAAATAAATACGCAAAGAATGGGATGATCTCTCCACCAGCCTGTAAGGTCGGAAAGAGTTGGCGAGTTGAACTGACAGCTCGGTTCGTTGGATTCTCATCCCAACCAGAAATGACAAAGCAGGATCATCCGCTGTTGAGGAGAATCTTAGAAGATGGGCAGACCACGGAAACATAATGTCACTATCCCGGGACTTTCCCCCTATTTAGACTCAAGAACAAATAAAGTCTATTGGCGTTACAAGCACCCTGTAACTGGAAAGTTTCACGGACTGGGCACGGACGAAAAGATTGCCAAAGAAATTGCAATTGAAGCTAACAGCCGGTTAGCAGAGCAAAAGATGAGACATATACTCAAAATAAAAAATGAGGTCAATACGAGCCTTGGCGGCTCATCGACTATTTCTGACTTTATACCTCGATATAAGAAAATTCAGGAAGAAAGATTGGTTCGGGGAGAGATAAAAATGTCCACTCTGAAGCAGAAAGATTCTCCCCTGAAGGTTCTTGAACAACATCTCGGCATGTCTCAGATGGATCAAATAACAGTTAAAGATATCGTTGCCATCCTCGATGAATATAAAGATAAAGGTCATAACAGAATGGGGCAAATCTTCAGGAAGATTGTAATTGATGTCTTCAAAGAGGCTCAGCAAGTGGGGGAAGTACCCGTGGGCTTTAACCCGGCTGAAGTTGCGAAAAAACCGCACGTAAAAATTTCTCGCCAACGATTAACCTTCGATGAGTGGAAGCTGATCTACAAAGCGGCAGAAAAGGATAATTATTTTTTACAGCGCGCGATGTTGTTGGCGCTTGTTACCGGCCAGCGTCTTGCTGATATATGCAACATGAGATTCAGCGACATCGAGGACAACTATTTGCTTGTTGAGCAGAGTAAAACCGGCGCAAAGATCGCAATACCACTAGCCCTGAGAAGTCAGCAGCTAAATGTAAGCCTTGGTGAAATAATATCTATGTGCAGAGACAAGGTATTGAGCCCATATCTGCTACATCACCATCACGCAAAAGGAACAGCAAAGCGAGGCGGTAAGGTGATGCCTGGGACGCTCACAGTAGCGTTTAGCAAAGCAAGGGATGAAGTGGAATATAACTGGGAAGAAAACGGAACGCCGCCAAGCTTCCATGAACAGAGATCGCTTTCGGAGCGCCTGTACAGAACTCAGGGAATTGATACCCAGGTGCTGCTCGGTCATTCGAGCAAAACCATGACGGATCGTTACAACGATTCACGCGGGAAAGAGTGGAAAAAACTGGTCATTTAA